CCACGCGCCTGTGAGGGCGCGACGAGGGTGGCGACAGCTTTATCGGCGCGCTTATAAAGAAATTCCCAGAGTTTGAGACAGCTCTGAAAGCAGTGGCGTTTGTTTTTAATGTCATCAATGACACGATTGGTCTGATATATGATGGCTGGGTGGAGATATTTGATCTTATCTCAAGTTTTAGCATCGACGGATTTGTTAATGCTATTAAAGATATCCCAGCAGTCATGAGGGAAGTGGCGAAAGATATCATTGGGATACATGGTGGAGATGATGCTAATCCCGTTCTGGGCGACCTACCTAACAACATCATCGGGGGTGGTCTCTCTGGCCTCTTTCGCCAAGAAAATGAGCAAAGCACGTCGCAGTTAAAAATAAACAAACTGGTTGAGGCCCGCAATGATCGTATCGCGGGGAACCAGGCGAAGGCTGTCATTGAAAAGGTAAATATAAACATCTATGGTGGCTCAGACACAGCCGAGCAAATTGCTTTGGAAACCTCTAACCAGTTACAGCAGACAGCACAAGATTTAATCACGACGGTCGATCAATAAATGTTTGAGAATTTATTTATACGCAGCAGAAGCATGTTGGGCGGCATACAATTAGACGCGAGGCTTATCGAGGCACATAGCAACACAACTACGATAACAAAAAACCCTGTCGAGTCAGGCCCAGAAATAAACGACCATGCAATCGTGGAGCCGAGGCGCTTACACATTGTTGCTCAAGTCAGCGACAACCCACTTGGTGGGGCTGCCTTTTCGCAGCTTAGAGACTCTGTCACTGGTTTATTTGGCTCATCGACAAACGAAAACCTCACGCGTAGCCAAGTTGCATATGAGGCAATATTACAATTGCAGCGTGACCATGTAATTATTGCCGTACAGACAGGGCTTGTGAGATATGAAAACATGATCATCACGGCGTTGTCGATTGATCAAGATAAAGACACATCACGCATTGCGTTAATGCGCGTTGTACTTGATGAGATATTGATCACCGAGTCGATGACGACATCATTAAACGATGAACAGGTGGCATTATTATCAAGGCCGCTAGCAAGCCCAACAGAAGAGCTTGGCAGGCAAGAGTCGGTCGCGCCATCCCAACCCCAAAATGCATCATTATTAAGACTTGTTACTAGAGTCCTTGGGGTTTTGAGATGATTATTTTGCCCGTGACATCATCACCCGAACAGCGGTTATCGACGATAATTGATGGCATCAGATATTTGTTTAGAATCATTTATAATTCGCGCGCTGGAACCTGGTCTCTCAGCATAAACACTACGCAGAACGAAGCTATCATTAACGGGGTTGTGCTTGTTGGCGGCGTTAATTTGTTAGGCCATGTTGATATTGGCATAAGTAATATGTTTGCTATAAACGTTAACGACGAAAATCAAGATGCGACATTTGATAACTTTGCCAGCGATGTTGTGATTACAATATTGACCGATGACGAGCTGGATGGCATAAGTGCCTAGGCAATTTATAAGGCGCTATGAGCTAATCATTCAGCCGGTCGATGGCGACACCCGACGCATAACAGACTTACGCATTAATTTTGAGATCACTAAAAGCCTGATTAGCTATCCTAATCTAGCAAAAATAATAATTTACAATGCTAACATCGACACCCGCGCAGCGCTGCAACGAAATGGCACGCGAATTTTATTAAACGCTGGCTATGAGGGCGACACGAACCTACTGTTCGTGGGCGAAATTAGAAACGTCTATCACTACAAAGCGGGGCCGGACAGAATATCGCTAATCTATGCCGGTGACGGTCAAAGAGACTGGGATAATGCCACTATCAACACAACGTTTAGCGCGTCGATTACTACTAGAGAAGTTATTGATACGCTGCTAGCTACTTTTGCAAATCTAACCGTTGGCCCCGTTGAGGGCGTGCCAGATACGGCAAGCCGCTTGCGCGGGCAAACCTTGTCGGGAAAGACATCAATGATTATGGATGAGCTGGCGCGTGAGCTAGGTTTTAACTGGAGCATACAAGACGAGGAGGTTATCATCTCTCCGGTAAACGCTTTCCTTGCTGGCGATGAGTCCGTGCTGATAACGGCGGATACCGGATTGCTTAATGTGCCTGTGCTAACCGAGGTCGGCGTTGATGTGCGCGTATTACTTAATCATCGTTTATTGCCTAACCGAGCTTTCACCATCGAGTCCACTACGCAAGACTCGGCCCAGGGAAATTTATTCCTGCGCACTCGCCGCAGATCAGAAGCTGCTGGAATCTACAAAGTGCAAGAAGTTAAGTTTGTCGGCAACAGCAGGCAGGGTTACTGGGTTGCTAATGTGCGTGGCTTGACGCCTCAGCGTAATCAAAACCAGCAGCAGGCATAATAATGGCCGACCAGACACCATCGCTAGCAACGCTAAGTACAGTTATTCGTGATGGCATAGAAAATCGAATAAAAGACTTACATACGTCGATGCCCGGAATCATCGTCTCGTTTAATGCCTCGACGCAAACGGCAACGGTGCAACCTGCTATTCGCCGGGTATTCATAACGCGCGACGAGACGATTCAAATTTTAAGCCCGACTGATTTGCCGGTGCTGATTAATGTGCCAATAATTTACCCTCGCGGGGGTGGTTTTTCGTTGACGTTTCCGGTCGCTGTTGATGATGAGTGCCTGATTGTTTTTTGTGAGCGCTCCATTGATAATTGGCATACAAATGGCGGCATTAATGACCCTCTAGCGCGTCGTTTTCATGCACTATCTGATGCGGCAGCTCATGTTGGGCTATCGTCACTGCCTAACGTTGTCCCCAACTATGACGCGGCAAACGCCCAGCTACGCAGTGATAGCAGCAATGCTGTTGTCACGCTGGCCGACGCAACCATTGATATTGATGCGACCGGACAGATCACCATCACCAGCGGCGCTAGCGTTACTGTCAATGCGCCGTCAATCACGCTAAACGGGGACACTACTATTAACGGCAGGTTAAACGTGAGCGGCACCACGACAGCCCCGGCCGTTGTTGCTAGCAATAGCTTGACTGTACAAGGATTAGAAATGGCAACACACAGACACGGCGGAGTTGACCCTGGCGCGGGAACATCAGGTGGGCCGCAGTGATTAGCAGAGCGCTCGGAGAAAACAACGATTTGATATTGCAAAACGGAAGCTTTTTAACCGTGTCAGATGCGGCGCAAGTCGTACAGCATGTGCGTACTCGATTGCTTTTTTACACTAATGAGTGGTTTTTAGATATCCAGGCAGGCGTACCCTATTTTGAGCGAATCTTTGTTAAGCCAGCCGACCTTGCCGATATCGAATCAATATTAAAAGTGCAGATATTACAAACCCCAGGCGTTGAAACATTAACGGAATTTAATATGGCATATAACGAGACAACACGAGCGCTTGATGTGGCTTTTTCTGCGTCAACAGAGTTTGGCGACATTAACAACCAAACCATACTAATTAATATTAGCAACCCAACGACGGTCATAACATGACATTTGGCGTATTACCAACAGGCTTTGAGCGCAAGCGCCTACCTGATATTCTTGAGGATCTTAATGCTCAGCTACAGCAAGTTTTTGGTAGCAATATTAACGTCTCTCCGGAGTCGCCGGAAGGCCAGATCAACGGGCTGTTGGCTGAGTCATACGCCAATTTGTGGGAGTTGATCGAGTTTAGTTATAACGCTTTTGACCCATCTTCGGCAACCGGCGAAACGCTATCATCGCTGGTCACGTTAAACGGCATCACCAGGCTTGGCGAAACTGCGACACGTGTTGAGCTAACGCTAACGGGTGCTGGCGGCACGTTAATACCACAAGGCTCAATTGTTAGCTCTCAGTCAACCGGCGTACAGATGAGAACATTAGCTGATGCAATCATAACGCCTGGTGGTAGCGCCACTGTTAATGCTGATGTTGTCAACACAGGGCCAATTATTGTTTTAGCTGAAAGCGTTAATATCATTGACACGCCGATCAACGGCTGGAATGCAGTAACAAATATTAACGCTGGCATCACCGGCCGCGATGTCGAAACAGACGTTGAGCTTAGAATTCGTCGCGCTCAATCTGTAGCGCGGGGAGCGCAGAACATACTTGATTCGATATTTGCCGAGGTAGCAAGCGTTGAGGGGGTGACTAATGTTTTGGTGCTCGAAAATGACACAGACACAACAAACAGCGAAGGCTTGCCGCCACATTCTTTCAATGCGGTCGTAACCGGAGGCGCAGACCAGGACATTGGCGATGCCATCTGGCTCAATAAGCCGGTGGGCATTTTGTCGTTTGGCGCGACACCAACAACGGTATTAGACAGTCAGGGAATCAGCCATGCCATATCGTTTGATCGCCCTGATATTGTGCCTGTTTTTGTTAGAGTGACGACACAGATTGATACTAATGTCTACCCAGCGGGCGGAGACGATCAAATCAGGCAGCTAATTATCGATTATGCTAA